AGATCATGATATTATCACGTTGAGATAGAGGAATTCTATACTTATTATTAGTTTGACCGGAATAGTTCAAATGATTAGATAATGTAGTCAAGGGTTGATAACTCAAACAGTATGCTCCATATAAAAATGGAGAAGCTTTAACAATAACTTTAATCTTGAGATCACATTGAACCCAAGCATAATTCTGTATTTTATTTTTAACAGAAGGAGTATTGAAAAAGGCTAACCAAGGGTCTATACCCGTGGCTACAAATGTAGACGTAGTATCAAAATTTTTTGAACTTATTAATACAGGTCTTTGTAAAAAACTACCTAACTCAAAAGAATTAGTATATAAACTTGACGACACATTATCATATAAAGTAGCGAAACCCGTAGGGTTAACGCTTGCAACTTGTTGAAATGTAACCAACTCTTGCTTGTCACCGGCCTCATCTGTAGTACCAGTGTCAGGCATTGTTGTCACATTACTTTGGACGACTAATTCATCCATAAAACTAACATATATATTTTTAATTAATTTTTTAGAGGTTCGTTTAGAATTCATCTGTACATGTAAACCAAATGTACAGATATATTATATAAAGTTGATGTCCAACCAGCATCATTCCTAAATAGGAACTTTGGGGAGCGCCCTGGTGAGATTACGCAAATATCCATTCTCATAAAATATACTATATAAATATATACAATATGCAGTAACTATACATACGTGCTAAATTTTGGTTTGTCGCAACATGACAATTTAGCTCTTGCCATTAATATTAAGTTAGATTTATTTAGAAGCTTTAAGGAAACGTTCTTTTAATGTTTCCCATGAAGCCAATGTCATTTCATGGACATAATTACCTAGATCAAATTGATCTATGATATTCTTAAATAAATCTTGTTGTTGGTGAAATTTTTCTTTACCATAAAAGAAATATTCAGCATTTGCCGAACATATAATTTCACAGAGCTGTTTTTTGATAGGAATCTTAGATTTAACTATTACCATTAAAGATTTTATTATAGAATCTTCATCTAATGGACATACGAAAAAATCTAACTCCTTCTCATATCTCCACGATCTTTTTAAAAAAGAGCACTCAGAAATATCAATATATGGAATGGATTTGGCTTCTTTATCAGCCATTGTATATGTTATACCCCATGATGCCAAAACATCAGATATTGAAGTATGATTAAACCAATCACATCCATCAATTACGCTCATAATAACGTCATCACCATA